CAACAGATGTAATAGTGAAATGACAACGGAAGATGTAGTAAAAGCTATATGTAAAAATTTAAATATTAATATCTATCACATAGATATGACACCAACGGTCGAATCATAATATTTGTTTTTTATTTTACACTACCTGCCCTGTGGCGTTCTGAAAACGCTTGAATTTTGGTAAAGGAGTATTCAAAGGTCTGAGCAACCTAACAGGGCAGGCAAATAAAAAGGGGGTGAAAAATGTCAAAACATATTCCGTTAAAGTGGACTGACGAGGAACTTCGATATTTCAACCGACCCATAATGAAGGCAGAGCAAACAAACGAGTGGGCCTGGTGGGGAATGTTAGTGGCTTTGATAGTAATGGAAGCAATGGTAGTCTTAAAAGTTTTAGGGAAAATTTAAGAAAATATTAATAGGAGGTAAATGAAAATGATTTTCGTAATGATATTAACAACAATAATTAATGGTCTATTGTTTCTATTTCAAGGCATACTATTACATATGCACTATACAGAAAGTTACTCTTACCTTGTGATAAATGGGGTATGTTTCTTAGTATGTTTAGTATTCCTTTTAATACTTTTAAATATTAATAGGAGGTAAATGAAAATGTCGAACGGTCATCTAGTAAAGTATTTAGCCCAGGAGAAGGGAATCAGCATAGATGAAGCTGAAAAGGTGTATGAGAGGAGAAAGAATTTTAGAAAATATTTTAAGGAGGTAAATGAAGATGAAAATTACAGAGAAGAACGGTCGGAGAGTAAAGACTCATATCGTCTACAAAAATAAAGAAGGAGAAAGAATACCTGGAGTAACTACGGTATTGGGAATACTCAACAAGCCTGCGTTAATCCATTGGGCATGGGATCTTGGTTGTAAAGGAATTGATTATAAAACTTTTCGAGATGATAAGGCGGATATAGGAACACTTGCCCACGAGATGATACTTTGTCATCTCAAAAAGGAAACTCCAGATACTTCTTGTTATTCCCAAAATCAAATTGACCTTGCGGAAACTTGTTTCTTAAAATATTTAGACTGGGAAAAGGGTAAATCTATTGAGCCGATACTTTTAGAAGAACCAAGAATAAGTGAAGTGTTTCAATACGGAGGAACAATAGATAATTATTGTTTGCTTAATGGAGTATATACCTTAATTGATTATAAAACTTCAAAGGCGATTTATGACGAATATTTTATGCAAGTTACTGCTTATAACTGGTTGCTTACCGAATATGGTTTTATAACTGATGATATATTAATCCTTCGTATTGGCAGGGATGAAACAGAAGGTTTTGAAGTAAGAAAAATTGATAACCCAAATAAATATTTTGAGATATTTAAGCATTGTTTATCTATCTATAATCTAAAAAAAGAAATTAAGGAGGTAAAAAGTAAATGAGTAATGAAATTTTAACCACTAAAATAATGCCAGTAATGAAAATTGATGAGATGGTTGCAACCTTTGATGAGTATCAAAAATTAAGAGAAAAATTAGAAAGGGAGGGAGATTTTATTGAATTTTCTACTTCACAAGGAAAAAAGAAAGCCCCTACCAAACAATGGAGAGTTAAGCTGGAAAGGTTTTTTGGATTATCAGTAGAGATAATTAAGGATTGGGATACCAAAGAAGATGACAATTCCATTACTTATCACAAAAGGGCAAGGGTAACACATTTAGGAAGTGGATTATTTCACGAAGCAACGGGAGCTTGTAATACTAAAGAAAAAGAAAGAGATATGGCAAAAAGATACCATAATGCTGAATCTCACGCCGAAACCAGAGCAAAGAATAGAACAGTATTAGAATTTGTAGGTTTCGGTGAAGTATCCGCAGAAGAACTTACCGAAGTTATTCACAATGGAACAAATGAAGACAAAAAAAGTAATCCTGCTACTCCCAAACAAATAAATTATATCAAAGAAAAAATGATTAATTCTTCAAAATCTACCTTAAAAGAAAAACAAGAATGGAATAAGTTGATAATTGATGGGATAGGCTTCGAAGAAGCTTATGAAAAATTAAGTTGGTGGATGGGAGATAGTAAAAAAGGAATTGTCGGAGAAAGGAAAAAAAGAGAGGAAGCAAAAGCAAAAGATAATCCAAAAGAAGAAACAAATCCAAATTTAGAGAAAATTGTAATTACTAAAGATGATTTTATTACCTTGGAGGCAATGGCCATTGATGCTCAATTGGAAACTTGGGGGGATATTGTTTTAGAAGGTTGCAAAATTCCCTATAAGGATGGACATATCTTTAAGCCAGGAATGGGTGAAGAAGAAGCAAAAAAAGAATTAATAGATAATCCAGAAAGGTATTTAGTGCTAGTTAATTATCTAAAGAAAAAAAGTAAATAGGAGATAGTTCTTTCTCAAGTTCATACTATCTCCTAAATGGGGGGCAGGTTGGGTCGCTCTTTCCTGCTCCTCTCGCAATCGTATTAATTTCATAAAAATTTATTTTAAGGGGGATAATTAAATGGAAGATATACAAATGGCTGATACTTGGTGGCGTATGATTACAGCAGAAGAAAGAATGAACATATATTTTAAACATTTTACCAGTGGAACTCACGATGATTGTATTGAATGGCACTGGAATCTTAACAAAGAAGAAAAAATTAAAATATATGAAAAGGAAGGTAAATTAAAATGAGTAGGTCAAGAATAATAGAAATAGAAAGTTGCAAAGAATGTCCATATCTAAATAAAGGCGTAAAGAAATATTGGTGTATTGAACATATGGATAAAAATATTAGTAGGGAATCCATTAACAAAATACAAGAATGGTGCACACTTAAATATTATCCTTATTATTACGGGAATGAGGGAATGAAAGACGAATATGGAGATTATTAAAATATTTAAGGGAGGATAACCTAAATGGCGAATACTGCTTATGAAAAAGATGAAACCTGCGGGAACTGTTATCTACATAGCGATAAATGAGGAAGTGACTTTTGATGATACCTGCAAAAAGTGGCTGGCTTTAGATACCTGCAAGGGGTGCTTAATAGATTTTAAGAAAGGTGATGACAATGAAAATAATAAAGATTAAAGATTGTGCAGAATGTCCTTATAGAGGATGGAGAAAAATTCCAAATGAAGAAGTCTGTGGTATTAGTTATTGTAAATTATCTGATAGAAATGTAACTAATATTACAGAAATTTCTGATTGGTGTCCTCTGAAGAATTACAATGAAACCACTTGATTACTATAAAAAAGATAAGAAAGGGGGTGAATTAAATGAGTGACTTTACTGTTGATGAAGGGGAAAAATACTATAGTTATAAAGGAAAAGATTGGGTAGTCCTGCAGAATGGTGAAAATATTCTATTTACAAAAAGAGAAAAATTGATGAAATTTAGTAAATACGCACATATACTACTTTGCGATAAAGACATTAAAGACATAAAACTTAACATTTCTGATGTAGATAGAATATTCATAAAAAAATAAGGAAAAGGAGGAAAAATGATAACTATATATAAATATGAAATTCCATTATTACTATGCGATTGTTTTGAATTAGAGTTATCAACAGATGCCGAAATATTAACTGTCCAAACGCAAAATAATATCCCGCAATTATGGGTTAAAACAAGTTCAAATTATTCTACATTTTCAACAGAAACAAGATATTTTAAATTATTTGGGACTGGACACGATTTAACATTGGACGCTAAATTTATAAAATATATAGGCACATTTCAATTAAAGAATGGATTTGTAGGTCATTTGTTTGAATTAAGAAAGGAGGAAAAATAAAATGTATGTCTTTGGTATGCTTACTGGATTTGTATTGTCTGGAATATTATTTGCAATAATAGATGGAATTAATAAAATAACGGTAAGGTTAGAAAAAAGGATAGAGAGTTTAGAAGCTAAATATCGTGGTTGGTTTAAAGAAGAAAAAGAGGAGGGAAAATAATGTGTAGAGAAAAATGTCCTGTATGTGGGAAGATTACTTATAAAGAAGAGAGAGGAGAATATTATCCTGATGGTATGCAAATTTCACCAGACGAAGGATATTGTTCTCATTGTGATTTTAGATATTCTCAACACGTTAAGCATTCTATGGGAGAACAAGTTGAAAGACATATAAAACGGTTAAAGAGAATATCAGAAATATATCAAAAAATTATAAGGAGGGTTAAATGACTGATTTAGAAAAATCTATTTTATCTATTCTTAAATCCCACGTGGGGGACGAGAATAAATTAACCCAATATGAGATAACTGGGATTATATATCCATCTGACAACGAATATTTTGATGATTCAAAATGCCGTCAGGTTAGGCTGGCCATTGTTAACTTAATCGAACAAGGTTACCCGATAGTAAGCACACCCAGTAATGGGGGCGGTTATTTTTGGCAAGATAAACCAGAGGAAGGTTTGGAGTGTGCGAGACGAATAAGAAGGCAAGCGGTTAAATTATTCTTAAAGGCAAGACGGATCAGAAGTAATAGCAGGACCGGGCAGTTAGATTTAGATATAAGGTTTTAGGAGGGTAAATGAAAATAGATAATGATGTATCTAATGTATTAGGAAATTCAGTTATAGAAGGCAATAATCTTTATTTGCCAGATGAACAATTTGAACGAAACTTATATTTAAAAATTAATAAAGTTTTAGAGTCAATAGGTGGCAAGTGGAATAGAAAAACAAAATCCCATATATTTAGTGAATCTCCAGAGAATTCTATCGAAAATATAATATTGACAGGCGAATATACAGACCCAAAAAAAGAATATCAATTCTTTGAAACTCCTGAAAATATCGCTAAACTTTTAATTAAAATGGCAGGAATTAAAGAGGATGAAACAATATTAGAACCCAGTGCAGGAAGGGGAGCAATAGCTAAATATATTTTTAAATGCGATTGTATTGAAATTAATAAAGACAATATATCTTATTTAATAAAGAATCATTTTAATCTTGTAGGAATAGATTTTTTAGAATTTAATGGTAAATATTATGATGTTATTATCGCAAATCCCCCATTTTCAAACCAGCAAGATATAACACACGTTGAGCATATGTTGGAATTGGCAAGGCGGAAAGTAGTAACTGTTATGTCAAATTCTATATTATTTAGAACGAATAAAAAAACTATAGCATTTAGGGAAAAGATAAAAAGGTTAAATGGGAAAATCATAGAATTACCGGAAAAATCTTTTGCTGAAAGTGGGACGAACGTTAATGCCTGCATATTAGATGTTGATATAAAAAATTAAAGAAAGAGTATATTGATATGGCAAATAAGAGATTAAGGAAAATAGCAGAGAGGTTGTTTTAAGGAATAAAGATAATGGATATTAAAAGAACAGAAGGAACTCAAATAATAGAACATGATTGGGATAAGATTAAAAATTCTACCGATAAATATAATATATCAAAAATGAGCATTAAGATATTTAGATATAAAATTATTGAAGATTAGGAGATTATATGGCTAATCCCCAAAAGGAAAATGGGCACGTAGATATAAATAATAAAATAGAGGTGAAAATATGAAAGCATATGAAATTATAGGTGGTTATACACATATTTGTGATATGTGTAATAAAGATGATGGTAGACCAACTTTATATTGGAAGGAAAAAGATTTTGACCTTTGTTATGAATGTTTAGAAAAATTATATAAATATAATAATTTTCTTCCCAATGATGATGAAAAAAATATAAAGATTAAAATAATAAGAAGAGTTATTGCTGAAGAATTAAGAAATACAATTTTTAAAAGAGATAATTATAGATGTAAGCTTTGTGGTGATACCAATATTCTTAATTTAGTCATAGATCATCTCGTTCCGTTTTCAAGGGGTGGAGTTACCGAAATAAATAATTTACAAACTTTATGTAAAAAATGTAATAGAGAAAAAGGAAACAAGATTGATAAATGATACCAAAAAATTCCACTCCCATAAAGAATGAAATATTGATAAATATATTTGCTAAAGGTTTGCTAAATAAAGATGAAATGAGAATAATATTTTATATTATTCGTTGGTCTTGGGGGTTTGATGGGAAAAGTAGAAGGCAAGATTATACTAAAGAATTAACCAAAAGACAAATAGCTGATGATATAGGAATGGATGAATGCCAATTTAACAGAATTATTAATAAAATGGTTATTGAAGATAAAATGATTATAAAAGATGGCTGTTATCAATTTAATGAACATTGGGATAAATGGAAACTTGATAAATCGTCAAGTAAAACTGGACAAATTATCAAGCGAAACTTGATAAAAAGTCAAGCGAAACTTGATAAATCGTCAAGTTTGATAGACCCCAAACCATTACAGAATAAGATTTTGCCAGACCGTAAAGAAACTCTTAAAGAAACTAATAAAGAAACACAAAAGGAAGATGTGGTGTGTGTTTCTCCTGTGGAAACTGTGGAAACTGTGGATAACTCCTCTAAGGAAAAAGAGAAGTTGTTAAAGAAAGAGATGCTGGACCTGGTGTCTGGTTGCTTTAAAGAAAGTTTTTTAGATGGCCTATTTAAAAAATATCCGGTGGAGAAGATAGAGAAATATTTTGAGGAGCTTAAATATTTAGAGAATATCAGGAATCCAGTGGGCTGGCTGGTAACGGCTTTAAAGAATGATTTGGATAAAGGGGGTTAAATAATGTATTACCAAACATATATGAAACTTTATTATTTGGAACATAAAGAAAGAATAAAAGCAAATGCTAAGAGGTGGGCAAAAGATAATCCTGGCAAAGTAAGAACTAAGAACCGAATATATAGGGAAGAACATAAATCAATATTAAATAATTTTATAAAGGAAAGGATGGAAGTAATACCTTTTGAGAAACGGGTGAGCCAGGGATTATTAACTAAAATGAAGGAGAATAGTCAGGTTAATCAGAATTTAGTGAAGCATTATGAGTGGCAAGAAGATTGGATACCAAGAAAAAAGATATTGGAAGGGGGGTGAATTAAATGAAAAACTTAGACTTATTAAAAAAAGAATATTTTTATGCACAAGATAAAGTGATAATAAGAGATATTGTTGAAGTTTTAGAAGATTTTGAGAAGCAGATAACTGAATTAGAAAAACACGCTCAAGAATTTTTAAACTATAGAGAAATAAGCAAATTACAGATTAAATTAAAAGAATTGGAAGAAAAGATTAAGAGATTAGAGCAGGCACAAACTTATTTCCCATATCATAGTGATAACAAATATATATTTGAACATTTTACTGATTACTGTATTGGCGGGGTAGATAATATTAAAATAGAAAAAATAGAAAGTCCTGAGTCAAATTTTATTGCTTATGATTTAACTAAACTAGAGAAAGGAGATGATTAGATAAATGAAAATAAAATATCCTACCAAGTGTCAAATTGTTGATGTCTTTTATTCAGTTATCGATGGTTTAGAATGTAGAACTCCCGAAGTTAGTAAACCACATTTTATTGTTATTTTCGTTTATGGTCTCTGCTAAATTAAGTGACGAAACCTTGAAAAGCATTGAAGCGTTAAGATTAAAACAGTGTCTAGACAGCTGGTATATAGAGATGAAGAAAGTTAAGAAAGGAGATGATTAAATGAAGACGAAGGAAGCGATTGAATTTTTAGAAGTTGAAATTAAATGTCTTGAGAAAGAAATTGAAATTTGTAATCCAAATGATGATATAGATATACAAGTAATCGAAGCTAATAAAAATATAATTATAAAATATAATCAAGTAATTATCCTACTCCAGCAGGGCGAGAAGTATCGGTTGATGTGGGAAGAATTTAAAAAATGTTGCAGTCTATCTATAGTGTTTGATGGCAAATTACAAAACATAAAAGATAAAATGAATTGGTTTAAGCAAAAATACTTCCCAAAGGAAACTAATGAGCACAAAGAAGGCGAAGAATGAAATTAACCATTAATGAAGTGCCATTGAGCAAGAATAAATATGTGAATATGCATTGGGCAAAAAGAAAAACATATAAGACATTGATATTCTGGTTAATAGAAGAGGCGTTACTAAACAAAAAAAGACCTAAATATAAAAAGGCAAAATTAACTTTTAATATCTATTTCAAAACTAAACGAAAGCGTGATGTGGCTAACTTTTTAGGTGGTGGATTAATTGCTTGGATAGATGTTTTAGTGGATCAGAATATTATAGTTGATGATTGTTATGATGTTATAGGGCAACCCAATATTATATTTAATGTGGATAAGGAAAACCCGAGAACGGAAATAATTATTAAAGGATTGGGAGGAGGTGAAAAATAATGTTTAATAGATTAAAAGATGATATTAATGATTTAAAATCAGAACTTAATGAATTATCTAATTTTGTTTATGAAGAAGCTGGTAAGGTGAACGATTTATTTGACAGGGATTCCCATAAAACCCTGAGGCCAAAAGTAGATTTATTAAGCGATGAATTTGATAAGTTTGAACTTGATGTTTGGAATCATTTTAGAATGTTGCAGGAGAAGATAGAGAAATTAGAAAAGGCTGAAGTAGATTTAAGTGAAAAAACTGAGAGATAAGTAGGGGGATTTTAATAAAAAAGGAGGAAATATGAATAAATTAAAAGAATTAAGCATAGATGAATTAAGGGTAAATAGTGATACATTACGCAAGATTGTTAGTGATTTAAGCGAATTTAGATGTCAATATTATGGGTATATTCCGAACGATAGTGAAAATAAAATTAACATGCTTATGGTAGAGATTTCTAAAAATATTACAGAATATATTAGTGATATACAAAATAAAATAATTAATGATACAAAATAAAAAATAAATTTGACAGACTAAAATTTTAATGATATATTTTAAGGAGAATATATTGACAGAGAATAAAAGATATGAAATAATAAAAAAAATATTAATAAAGTTGAAGGAGATTTTAGAAGATAACCCTGAATTTACTGGAAGTGTAACCGAAAATTTTTATATGGGTGGTCTGGTTAATATTAATAAAAGTGAGGATTTAAAAATTAAATAATAATTTAGAGACGATCTAAAGGATCTCAAAAGAGATGTCCCGCGAAGCTCTAATGATTGAATTTTAATTAATTCAATTGTTAGGGCTTTTTTTATTTTGAGGAAATTTATGGAAAAAATAGAATTTATAGCTTCGATAGCTCCACTTTTAAGCGCTATTCAGCTGGATGGATTAGACGGAAATAGCAGGATAAAACTTGATATACCTGCTTCAGAGATTGAGGCAATATTGAAATTGATATCAATGAAAGGGCAGGCTTTTAAGGTAACGATTGAAAAGTGTGAGGGTGAATGGTAATGGGAAATCCAAAGAAATCCAATAACCCAGATTATATTTATGGGAAAAGCGGTAAACATGAATTTGCCAAAGGCAACCAAATAGGTCGCATGAAGAAAAAAGGCTATACCCTTCTTGACCTTACCAAAGTAGCGATGCAATATGACAAGACTCACGATGTCACCATTTTGAAGCATTACATTGAAGAACTGAGAAAAGATAATCGGCTCCTTGAAAATTTTATTAATAGGTATGTGCCGACTAAAACCATTAGTGAACTTACCGGTAAAGACGGCGGACCAATCACTTACAAAGAATTTTTCCCTGCTCTTCCCCTGGAAGAAGAAAAAGAGAATGGCTGATATAATTCTTCCTTACAATTATAGGGAATATGATTGGGAGAACACCATTGTAGAGGCCTTTTTAAGAAATTTGGAATTATGGCTAAACATACATAGGCGAGGTGGAAAGGATTTACTCTGTTATTGTAGATTTTTACTTCCGAAAGCCTTAAAAAAACCAGGGACATATCAGTATATCTGGCCAACCCTCAAAGAAGGGAGAGATGGCTTCTGGGAAGGAAAAGACGAAGAGGGAAGAGATATTCTTGATCATTATACCCCTCCAGGGTCAATCTTTAAAGCAGATAATCAAGATATGAAACTCTTCTTAAGGGCTGAGGGTGGGACTTCTCTTATTCAAGTATTCGGGACTAATGGCGAGCAATATAATTCTCTACGAGGGAAACCAAGCAATGGAGCAGTCTTATCGGAGTTTGCATATCAAGACCCCAGAGGGTTACAGGTCTTATCGCCGATGATCGTAAAAACAAATGGGTTTTTGGTTTTTAATTCTACCCCCAATGGGCAAAATCACTTTCAGAAAGGTTATAAGTTAGCGGAATTTAACCCGAAATGTTTTGCGAGAACCTTTACTGTTAAAGATACTTACAATCATTTAGGGCAACCTCTAATCACTGAGGCACAGATAGAGGAAGAAAGAAAAAAGGGAAAATCAGAAGATTTTATCAATCAGGATTATTATTGCTCATTCTTACAAGGGATTGAAGGCACTTATTTAGGAAAACAATTACAAATTGCTAATAACGAAGGACGAATCGGGAATTTCTTATATGACGAGACCTTCCCGGTTTATACTGCTTGGGACTTAGGTATAGGAGATTTTATGGCGATAATCTTCTACCAGTTAATCGGGAATAGGGTTATTGTCATTGATTATCACGAAGCAACAGGTTATTCCTTTGTTTATTATGCCAAGGTTATGAAAGAGAAGAATTATCTGTATGGAGAACATTATGCACCCTTTGATATTGAGAATAGAGAAATGGGAGCAGGAAGCAATAAAGAATTAAGAGCTTTATCACGATTAGAGAAGGCAGAAGAAGTAGGAATTACCTTTGAACCTGTACCGAAAGCAAGTTTTGAAAATAGTGTAGATAATGCAAGAGCGATAATGAGCCGATGTTATTTTGATAGAGAAAAATGTAGTAAACTTCTTTTTCATTTAGAACAATGGGGAAGGACCTGGAATAATCAGATTCAGGAATATACTGATTGGGAAGCAAAAAATCCCCATAAACATGCCGGGGCGGCCTTTAGATATATGGCAACAATGGTTATGGAAGAAACTCATTCTACACAAGGTAAGTGGTCACAATGGGAAGCAGAACAGGACGCTGAGGCACTGGCAAGGGCGAATAAATATACAGGATCATAAGGAAGGGGGAAATTATGATAACTAAAGATTTTTGGAAAGAACTTAAAAGTATGGAAATTAAGAAAGATAATGCAGACAAAATGATATGTTTACTTCACATTCTAGGAGACATCGAAAGATACAAAGAGAAATCTATTTTTCTTTTATGCGAATCTATTGATCAAGCTGTAAGGATACAGTTTGGGATGCTGAATAATGTATGTTTATAGTAAGGGGGAAATTATGGAAGATAAACTTTATGCTAAAGATTTGAGAAGGGCGGCCAAAAGATTAGAACGTAAGATTGAGCCAGATGATGAAACAAAAGCATATGACATTCTAAATATGGATATGGTTAAAAAAGGCATTGATTTCTTAACTGAAAACAATAATTTACCACATAGAGATATAGAAATACCAGAATATATTACACCTGAAATGATTAAAAAGGTTGTCAAAAGATTAATGAAACATAAGATTAAACCAGATAGTGATGGACTTATTACTATAGAAAATCCAAGAATATTTAGGGGAAAACTTATTAGTATAACAGATTTTTTTAAGAGGTGATTATACTGCCTAAAAAAACAAATATGAATAATATGACTTCACAAGAGAAGAAGGTCATCAATACCAAGGAAGATTTGCTAATTGATTATGTTAAGACTCGTTATGAGATGGCGAGAACGTATTGGGGACCTATTCAAGATAGATGGAGAGACATCAAAAGCATTTATACCGGCGTTTGGACTGATGAGAAATCTACTGAGGCTAATATCAATGTTCCTATTTTGAAGAAGATTATCCGCAATAAGACATCTCACTTTGCGGAGATGCTTCTATCTCGTGGTGCAGAAAGTTTTGATTTAGAGCCAGGAGAGGAATCCGACGAGGAAAATGCAGAACTTCTAAGATTTAAAATAGTCTATGACTTGAACAATGCTGAAATAGAAAGAAAATTAGTTCCCTATATACAAAGTTATGAGACCTATGGATATGGTGTGGTCTGTGTCCCCTGGAAATTAATTAAGGAGAAACAGAAAGTTGGAAACGATAAATATAAAGACGTAGTTTTGTTTGACGGTCCAGACATAGAAGATGTAGATATTGTGGAAGAATTTTTATCTGACCCCTTTAACAAAGATTTAACTTCCTGGAAGATATTCCAGAAGAAAAATGTCCCTGCCACCTACCTGAGACAGAAAGAGAAAGAAGGCGTATACATTAATATCAAAGACCTTGCGGAGACAAAATATCCTTCTTCCTTCGAGCAGGCTTCTCTTACTGCACCTAAGGATTCAGTTGAACTATTAGAATATCATGGATTAGTACCACAACGATTAATCGAAGGAAAACTAAACGATACTACCGATATCAACCCCTTTCAAGAAGATTATGTTTGGAGCATTATCACACTTGCAAATAGAGTCAAAGTCATCAGAGCGGCAAAATATCCTTATTGGTGTGGTAATATATTCGTCCCGGTGTGGAAAGATAAATTAACCGGCGAGAATAAGGGGATAGGGACGGGTGAAGACGTCTCTGCTTTAGTCCCGATGGTTACTAATCTATACAATAAATTGACCAACATCGTAAATTACATTGCCAACAATATGTATGAGTTGGTAATAGAGGATTATCTGGGTAATCCCAAGGCAGTCAAGGCACGTCCTGGTAAGATGTTCCCGGTAAAAAGGGCTGGCACTATCATTCCCCTTAACACTACTGCTCAAGCTGCTGCCTTATCCCCTCTATATCAAATTATCGGTATGTTTGAGAAGGTAATCGAAGAATTGACTTCTACTCCACCTCAGGTTATGCCCTCCGGGGATAAGGAAGATGTGCATTCAACCTTCAGGGGATTGATGCAGATGCAGGAACAGGCACTATTGCCCATTAAAACCGAGGTCAAGAATAATTTAGAACCTGCCTTCAAGAAGATTTTAGAGATATTTTATAAGCATAATATACAGTTTATGGAGAAGGTTAATGCTATACGTGTCTTAGGAAAAGAGAAAGCCAAGGAATTAGAACTTACCGAGATTACTCGTGAAAATATTGCGCTAAAGGGAAACCCTGACTTTATTCCTACTGGTGTATCAGGATTTTTAGAGAAGATGACCGAGCTCAAAAACTTGTTCGCTTTCTTAGATGTCGCCTTAAAGGCGGTTGCTGCGAAGTTAGATGATGCTGGCAATCCACAACCAGGACCAGATGGAAAGACCATTATGGAAGCCATTATCGATATTAGAGAAATCTGTAAGAGGATAGCCGATAGATTTATGTTCAAGGATGTTGAAAAACTAATACCTTCACTCAAGAAAGAGAGAGAGGCAAAGGAATTTAATAATAAGCAGAAGAAAGCGGTGGAAGAATTGAAGAAAAAGAGTTCTTCCCCAGGACCGGGCGTAAACCCCGTACCCGGTCGTTTACCGGGCGGGGGTATGCTTTCCTCTGTATCCTCGCCTGGTGGACAACAAGGGAAAGTATCAGAGGCTAAAGGGGAAGTATAAATAATAGAAGGAGATATAAGAATGAGATTTAAAGTTGAAAATGGTAATACCAAAAGAGAGATAGAAGATGAAATAATACGTAGAAAATATTTCTGTGATTATTATGTTGTTGAACTACATCTGGATGAAAATAAGAGGTTCTATGAAATGGTAGAAACTTTTAATACAAAAGAATGTGCAATAAATCATGTAGATTATTGTAAAAAAGAAGGTTTAATATTCTAAAAGTTTTTAGGAGATAACGATGGACGAGAAAACTGAACTAATTATTTCTATTGCCCAGGCTGATAATCTAAAGAAAATGACTAAGATGCCTGGATGGAAGATTATAGAGGATTTCTTAGGCAAATATGAGAAAGATAGCCTTAATAAACTACAAGATATAGAAAATAATGATTTAGCAATTATTCAATCTTGCCGCAGGATAATAAAGTTTGTTAAAGATTTTAAGGATTTATTAAGATTTACAGATATTGCAGCTGAGGAAGATCAGCGAGAATTAAATAGAATGAAAGGAAAGGAGTAATATCGAATGGTAACTAAAGACAACACCCTCAAAAAGGAAGCTCCCGTAAAGGAGACCACCCCTTCAGAGAAGGTCGAAAAGACTGTTGATATTAGAAAAGACCTGACTATGGAAGAAGCCGAGAGATTAGTAGCCCAAGAAGAAGGCGAAACTCCCGAAGTTCCTCTGATTCAGGCAATCAAGAAAGAGAAAATAGTAGAAGAGCCGAAAGTGGAATTACCTGAACGATATAAGGGAAAATCAGCCGAAGAATTAGTTAAATTATTGGATGAAAAAGAGAAATTTATTCAAGGTCGTTCTGATGAGATTGGAGAATATAGACAGAAAATTAAAGAGACAGAAGAATTAAGGGAAAAGGTTGTCAAGATTGAAGAAGAGGCCATAAAAGAGTCTCAACAACCGAGCAACTTGCCCCAGAAACCTCAACCTCCAATCATAAGTGATAGTGAATATTACGAAGATCCAGTAAAGGCATTCAATAAACAGTCTAAATACAATAAAGAGTTATTGGACTATGTTGACCAGCTGACCAGTGCTAAGACTGCTCCCTTTTATCAAAGTGATGTAGAAAAAAGAAGGGAAAAACTTTATATCGAAATGGAAAATAAATATATAGATTTTCCTGTAAAGTTTGACCGAGAAAAGGTTCAGGGATTTTTAAATCAAAATCCCCAATATTTCACTAAATATAAGACCAATGCTTACGAACAGGCTTACCACGACATGTCAGCAACGGACTTTTCTCAACAACAAAAAGTAGAAAGAGAAACAATGCGAGAACAGGTTAAACGTGAGGTTCTGGAAGAGATGAAGAATCAGAGCCAGGCAAGTAATGTTGGGTTGAGTGACCTGGAAACTCAATCGATTAATCCAACGGGTTCAGCTCCCAAATATGATATAGAAAAAATGGAAGAAGATCCCGAATATAACCGACAAGTTATAGCCGATATGGAAAAGAGAAGAAGATAAACGGGGAATAGGTAAGATATAAGATTTTAAGCAACACCCCTGAAGCAAACCGAAAGGACACTCTGCCGAAGGAAGGCTAAAAAAGAATATATCTCCATAAGTAGAAAAAGAGGAAAACAAAATATATTAAATAAGGAGATGACTTTTTATGGCAGGATTTACTGATTATGGAACGGTTGTAGGTGTACCTTTTAATAAAACCTATTATCAAGGGAAGTTCTTACAAGGTAGAGAGAATTTTGTAGTCTGGGATCAGTTTGCCGCCAGAGAGAAAAATGCAGAAATACCCAAAAATGAGGGAGATACTGTAAAATTTACTCGTGTATCACCTTTTGATTTATCAAGGACTGCCTTAACTGAAGGAACTAACCCTACTGCAACCAAGATTTACGGCAATACCGTATCAGCGACTGTAGTTGAATATGGAATGTATGTACAACCATCAAAGAAATATTGGCTAACTAATATGGATGCAGATTTAGCCGAAACTGCAGTAGAACAAGGTAAGGCTTCCGCTTCTACTATTGACTCTCTAATATGGGAAGTCATAGCAGAAGGTGGAATAGGATTACTTGCTGATGCTGATTCAACTAATTCAGGTGAAGTAACTGTTGGTTCTGGTAGTTCAGTAACTGTACCAGTATTTTCATCTTTACCGAGTGGACTAGGATCTGCCGATACAGGTGTAATTGTATTCACTTCAGGCAAAAATTATGGAATAGCCAGAACATTTACCTATGCTTCATCTACTACACTTACTGTGTCTACTCTTGATAATATACCGGTAAGTGGAGATTTAGCCAGAGTGGTATGCACCCAGAGTTTAACTACTGCCGATACCGTATCTTGCGAATTGATTAGAAAAGCAGTGGCAATATTAGAAGCTAATGGTTCTGCGGTCTTTGATGATGGTTTCTATCATGCCGTTTATAGTCCATTAGAAAAGTATGATTTCCAAAGAGATAGTGAATGGATAAATATGCAACATTATGCTGCACCTAAAGATTTATACCGTAATTTAGATGGAGAAATCTTTGGTGTACGTTTCCATAAGGATACTAATCCTTATCGGTCTGCTGTTAATGCAATCGGTACTTATGTAGCATCTGGTGCAGTTTATGTAATTTCTATCTTTGGGAAGAATGCTTTCGGTAATGTAAGACTAAAGGGTCTAAATAAAAAATTCTATATGTGTCCACCTGAGGCTGATCCTAATAATCCGTTAGCTATGTTCGGAACTATGGGTTGGTATGAGTTATGTGCACCTACTGTGTTAAATGGTGCGAATATTGTGAACATATTTAATTGTCCGACTACTGTATAACAATAAATTGATAGGGGGAGTATAATCTTCCCCTATCAAAAAAGTATAAAAATAATTTTGAAAGGAGATGACTTTTTATGGAATGGACTCCGATTGTAGATATGGCTTACGATGCGACTATAACTGTACCAGTTATATCAAGTGATACATTTGCTGTCACCATACAACTAAAAGATTATGCAGGTAATGATTTAGATGTTGCTGCTGCTATTCTTTGTTATGTGTCAAGTACTTCAACTGGACTCGACCCTTCTGATTTAACTTCGGAAATATCAACGACATCAAGTGGAGATGGAGCTGTATTAATTTTACTGGCAAAATATAGTTGGCAGTTAATTAGTGAAGCAGATGGAGATATTGCTATAGATGTGACTGATAGCGGCACTGATGCTAAATATCTTGTACTGGTTATGCCTAATGGAAAATTAGTTGTAAGTGGTGTACTTACATATACTTAAAATTAACTTAAAATATTAAAACAATAGGAAGGGGGTAGGACGATAACTCTTACCCCTGTAAAAAATTAAAAAGGATGTGATTTTAAATGACTCAGACAATTAGAAAAAGTATAGGTGAGGGTTTTGCTAAAGGTGAACTTTATGCTGCTCTTGCCTATGATACCACTGATAGATTCGGTGGTATGAAAATAAAAGGAATTAGTTTTAGTATTACGGCTGGTATCTCAGCAATTCAAGTTGGTGATTCTACTACTGCACAGACACTTACGGCTTCAGAAAAAGCTATTGATATATATGTAACTACAGTTGCTACAGCAAGTACAGTTAAGGCTGCTCGGATTAATTTAGTTGCGACTGTTGGGAGTGTGTCAACACCTTCTGCAAATTTGCAGGCTTTAAATGCCAATGTTGATGTGAATGTAGTAACAGGTAGTTCAATAACCACAATTTATGCTCAAATGACTTACGGTGCTTCTGGTGATGCACGTGGTGGTATGGCATCTGCACTTTGTGCTGAATTAAAACTTCCAGGGAAAACACTGGCTGTAGTTGGTGGTAGTTATTATATTGCCGACTTAGAGATGTGGACACCTGCAAGTTATTTAAGTTGTACAAACAACACAGCTCACATTACTGCATTCCAAAGATTTGCAATTTGGGGCGATGCTACAGCAGTAGCCAGTTTTGAAGATTATGGTTACTTATTCAACTTAAACGGATTTACCAGTGCATCAGGAAATTTATTTTATGCTAATACAATACGATGTATAGTAGGTTCTACTGCTTGGTATATACCATTATCCAGTGCTCAAGGGTCATATACTACTGCCTATCCGATAATTTCAACTTATGTTGGTACTGCAATTGATTTAACTCCAACTTTAACTTCAACAACTGGACAAAATATTTTAAGACTTAATGTAACTGATAGTGCTGCATTGGCAAGTGATTACAGTAGGGCGATATATATTAATTGGACTAAAACTGGTGCACAAACTGGTGGATATGTTAATCCATTTTCAATTGATTTTGCCGCCACAACTGCTGCTTGCACAGAAGTGGCATTAGAATCACATTATATTACCCAAACTGGAAATAAATTAACTGGAAATGTTGCAGTATGGCAAGCATATTTAGAAGATGTTGGGTCTGCTGCGGCTAATGTATTTCCCATTGAAATTGGTAGAGTATGTACTAATACTGGTTCTTCAAGGGATTCTTTCGCAAGATTCAAAACACATAGCGGAACTGCTAAATCTGTATTTTATATTGAAGGTACAAGTAACGCTATGGCTACTAATCTATTCACATTTTGTGGAACTGATACTTCACCATTCCAAAGAGGTACTCCAGCAAGTGGTAGTATCATCGGTAGAATCACAATTAATCATGAATCTACCCCAGGTGGAACTTCTACAACTTATTACATACCAGTTTACCAATAAAAATATAGGCTTTGCGGGTTTCTGCTTAAAACCCGCAATATTTTAAGAAAGGAGGAAAAGAATAATGGAAGATGAAAAAGTAGGTGGAAATGTTATACAAGTTAATTTTGAAGGTGAGAAAGCAAAAGATTATAGACCCGATGCATTTATTGAAATAATTGGAGTAGTTGATTTAAGTGAAATGATACAAGATAATCACTTAAAAATTCTTATCAATGGTAAAGAATATTGGATACCGTTTGTTGAAAAAATAAATAAGAAAGGAGGAAAATAATAATGAAATTTAAACTTAATGAAATTCGATTGGCTACTGATGGTTTAGGTGAAATATTGGAAAAGGAATTACCAGTTAAGACTGCTTATTGGTTAGCAAGATTTTTAGACAAAGTTAATTCTGAAAATGCTTCTATGGAAAAGGCAAGGATTAATTTGGTCAAGAAGCACGCTAAAAAAGATGATAAGGGCAATCCTATGTTTGTAAAAGACAAAGATGGTAAAGATACAAACCAATACGACATACCTGATATGGATACTTTTCAGAATGAGTTTATTGAGTTAACCAATGAAGAAGTGGAGATTGATTTTAAACCGATTAAGTTAGAGCAGTTAGGCGATATTAAATTGAAACCGATCACATTAGCTAAATTGGGAAAGATTATCGAAGAATAAAAGGAGGGGAATATGGAAAAAAGTAGATTTGTTGATTTTAAATTCAATGAACCGAATTGCATAATATTTTGGTTAAATGGTAGAGAAATTGGAAAACTATCCTTTGAAGAAGACGGGATAAAATTTGAGGGAGATGCCGATGATTCAGCCAAGATATTTTTTAATCAATATGTGAAACCATTAGTGGACGGTTATTTTAAAGAAAAATTAGAATTAATTAATTAGGGGGGATATATGAAAATACCTAAAACCGTTAGGATAGCTGGACATAATTATAAAGTATTTTTTGATGATAAATACCTTGATAAGGAAAAAATATTAGGTCAATGTGATTTTATCTCCCAAAAAATAAGATTATGTAAAAAATTTAAAAAACAAGTAAGAGCAAAATCAGATATTGATAGAACATTTTACCATGAAATAATACATGCAATAGATGGTCATTATAATAATTACGCATTAAAAGAAAAAGAAGTGGGTAGATTAGCCAATGGGTTATATCAGGTATTAGCAGATAATTTTATAGTTAAAATCAAAAAAGGGGGGTGAGTAAATGCCGTATAAAATTAAAGAAGTAGATGGATATAAAGTCTTTCACGGTAAGAAAGCTAAAAGTAAAAAACCCAAAAGTCTTGCAGCTGCTAAAAGACACAAGAAAGCGTTAGATATCAATGTAACTTTAAAAGAAAAACATCCATCAATATATAAAAAATTAAAAAAAATTAAAAGTAAAAAATCTAAAAAGTAGGTGATTATTATGGTAATTAAATCAAGTGGTAAATTAGGAGCAAGTGGACTTATCTTTACAGGACCTTGTCACTTAATAGGGGTATCTTATACAGCGGATAGTGCCACGGAAACTACTATCACTGTTTATGATAGCATTACGGCGGGTAATACTGCCATTGCTTTTTTAATGCCAAGTGATGAAGTACATACAATTAATATAATGTTTCCTGGAAAAGGTGTACCTTGTTCTGCTGGATTATATGCTTCTATGTCAGCAGAAACAGGGGATTATATAATTTACTATTCGTTATAAAGAAAGGAAGAAAAATAATGAAACCAATCTATCGTGGTGATAATAAAACTTATACTCTTTCTTTTAAGGATAGTGCTGGCAATGTGATTGATATAACAGGTTGGAAAGTATATTTTACAATGAAACAACGAATTACTCAATCTGATGATGAAGCTGCCGTTAGAATAGATGTAACTACGCACGATGATCCAACCAATGGTCTATCTTCAATTCATTTAGCCAATAGTCAAACAGATGATTTAATTCCCGGTGAATATTTTTATGATATTCAGGTCAAAAAATCAGATGAAATGGTTACAACACTTGTGGTAGGTAAGATAAAGGTTGAGGCAGATGTAACAAGGAGAGAAAATTGATGAGTGATATTAATATAACCATTATAGAAGCAGAACCTATAGTATTTGTTATTGGAGAAGAACAACCTATAAATATAATAATTGAGGAAAAATTATCTTCTATACTTGATTCTGTTTTTGTCCCCGATGAAGATGGTCTTAGAATAAAAAAAATATATATTAAAGATGGAAAGTTAAAAATAAAATATGAAAGGAGTGATTAATTATGGCAATTGTAAGTATGCTTTTAGACCCGAATGCTGTCGTTTATACAGATGATGAAATTGTAGGAAAAGTTAATAGTGCAAGTGCTCAAATTACTAGAGCAAGTTCAGTGGCTGCTGCTGCCAGACCGATTGCAGATTCAGAAGTTACTGATGCGAAAATAGCTGCTGGTGCTATTAAAACCAAACTTGGTGCTGAAGCAGATGGTGATAAACTTGTTTCTGCTTCACTTGCTGCGGCTGCTGGTATTATTAATGCTCAAGTGGCAACTGGTCAAGCAAAAGCAAGCCTCGATGCAATGACTGATACGGCAAGAGGATATATTAAGACTGGCCCAACTACTGGAGAATTTAAGGTTATTAGCATTCAAAGAGGCACTGTAGCATTGGGTGGTAAATTAGATGTAGATTATGATGATACACCAATATAAAAAAAGGTTGGGGATTATCCTCAAATCCCCAGTATTTTTTAAGGAGTAATTTATGGGTCAAATTAATATAGGAACATTAATAGATACATTTTTAATAAAGTGTTGTAAATGTGGCAAAGGATATGATATTAAAGATAATCTCTATGAAGACAATATATTAATTTGCCCCCATTGTGGTCTAAAACATAAGGTTGATTTTACGCTCTTTGACAAAAAAATAGAGAAATTAAAGAAAGTAGAGAAGTTAAACCTTGCCTTTTATCCCAGTTTAGGTGCTTCAAGGATTGCCGATGCCAATAGGATTGATAAATCTCTTGCTGATAATGGTGATGTAACGGGTTGGGTTAAGACTAATGACTTCATTCTGGCAACAAGAATATATGGCTCTAAAGGTGCTTACAACTATGCCTATACTTTGAAATGGAGAAATGTTACCGATAGCGGTTCTTTTGCGGCAGTAGGGGCAACGGGAGAAATATCCTATGCCGCTGATACCGTTTTAGTAGATGGGCAGGCATTACCAACGGAAAGTAAAATTTGTTCTGCTCAAACTAATTATACCTGGCAAAATGGAATGGAAAACGAAGGGGATAATATTCTACCTGACTCAGGAACATATTCCCTTGCAGATGAAAAATATACCGAACTGCAATGGGCTTTAGATTGTAGTGCTGCTCACGATAATGATGTATATGAATTTGCACTATATACCAGCTCGACTTCAATCGGGACTTGTCTTGCAAGTATTACTACTGCAATTATTGTTGTTCCGACCGTTACCACTCAAAATTGTATACCTATAGATACGACTTCAGCAACAGGCAATGGTAATATTACCATTATAGGTGGAGCTTATGTCACTACAAGAGGTTTCTGTTATATGGAAGGCACAGAAGGCGACCCTACTACCGCCAATAGTGTTGTTTATGATGAAGGAAGTTTTGATATAGGTGCATATACAAAGACTATAACAGGATTAACTGAAGGAACGAATTACCGAGTTAGGTCTTATGCTATTAATCCAGCAGGGACAAGTTATGGAAATACTGTTCAATTTGATTGGAGCAATTGGTTATCTCCAACTGGATATGTTGATAGTGAAGGATATTGGTCTGCCGAATATAATGCTTATGATGAAAACACAACTACAGCTGCCAATCATAATAATCCATCTGTCCCTCCTCTTTCGTGGTCATCTTATTTAGAAATTACCATTTCTGCCATGAATTGTTCTAAAGTAAGGTTTTGGGCTTATTATTCATCTACCACTATTAACCAAATAAGTTTAGATGTCTATTATTCTGCTGGTTGGCATAATATTTATGAAGGTGCTTTTACTGATAGAGTTTGGGTAGAAAAAGAGATTGGTTCAACTCAAACAGTAACAGCAATGCGGGTTAAATTTTATAATATTGATGTTGCTACGGCAAGAACAGCATACTTATATGAAGCAGATTTTTGGGGAGTGGCGGCACCAACAGATAATGGTTATTTTATGAGTGATGGAGAAAGGGAGGAATTATTTAGTTATTTTATGAATTTAGTAGAAACTTTTGGATATCTTATAAATCCAACTTAAGCGTTTTGAAATATAAATTAGTGAATTAATAATTAGAAAGGGGGATAAAATAATGCCTATTCCTATTAGTAGAGATGAAGATTTTAGACCTGCAATAAAAAAGATAATGGAAGAACTTGGATTGATAAAAAGTAATATGGAACTTTTAATCAAATCATTCGACAAAGTTATGAAAGAAAAGAAGGTGAAATAGATGTCTATCTTAACCAACATTGCCGACCTTGAAGAAGATGTCAGAGATATTATCAATGAAACGACAGCAAGTTTCTGGTCTTCTGCCTATATCGTAAGACAGTTAAATAAGGGTCATCAGATTGCCTCTACCAAGATAAAAATGGTAAAGATGCTCTGGACGGTTACTTTAGTTACAGGAACAGCAAGTACCGGGCAGGCTCAAATTGTAGACGATAGGGAGATATTATTGCCTTCTACCTTCATATCCATTGATGATGGCGGGGTTTATTACAATGATGATGTTTGTGCGGCAACGAGTATTAAGCAGATTAAAGATTCTGATGAAGACTGGTTGGAACGCTCAGGTACCCCCTCCCGGTATTATTTAAGAGGGGATATGTTGGGTTTCGACAATAAAATATCCGCAGCAGATACAGTCAGGATCTATGGAGTTAAGATGCCTACTGAACTTACAGGGACACAAGCTCCCTTCGATGGTGATTATCGGACCGTAGGATATCGTTATCTATTAGTTGATTATGCAATAGGGATGTGCTGGAAGAAAAAGAATGAGATAGAGAAGTTTGCCTTTTACCTTGCTCCAAAAGTAGGTAGTTTTTGGGTAGGATTGGCTGAAATGAAATCGGAGTTATTAGAGGATGGAGACGAAGGTTACAATATGATAACAGAAGATAGTCCTGCACATTATCATAAGGCTGGAAGATGGCCCGATTGGTCCCAATTTTAATTAAATATAAGGTGGTTTTATGGCTAAAAGGATAATAAAATTTTTAGACGCTTTAAGTCCGTCTGAACTTAAACTAACAGATTTACCTCGTAAACCTGATGGTTTATATAACCTTGCTTTTAATGAATATGGGCAGTTAGTCAAGCGTGCAGGTTATGCAAAATATAATACTACTGCTTTAGTTATATCTACTACCGTTGATGCTGATTCTGCTGCTGCTCAAACAGTTTTGAATGTAACTGCCACAACAGGTTTTGTGGTGGGAAATTCAGTTACTATTAATTCAGGTGGGGCAAGGGAAGAAACAAAGATTATTGCTTCTATAAGTACTAACGTTTCCCTAACTATGACCGTAAATCTTACTTATACCCATACCGCAGTTCAAGCCGATGCAGTTAAATGCGACCATAAAATAGTAGGTATGCACCGCTTCTATAAACAAGCAACGACTTCTAAAGAATTTGATGTAGCCTGGAATACCAGTCTATATGAATTATCCGAACTTACTCCCTGGGGTGCAACCGCCTTAACTGGATGTCCAGCATTAACTGCTGATAGTGATACTTATTTTGCAGACTTTGCCAATCATTGTTATATCGTCAATGGTGCGAACGATATGATGAAATACAATATGACCAATGTCAGGACTAATGGAATAACCGTTCCAGGCGCTCCGACTGGTGTTTCTAATTTAAATGGGTCTTTAACCGCAGGAGTTTATTATTATAAATATACTTTTGTCGATGAAGATGGTTATGAGTCTAATGGAGGAACTGCTTCGGCTGCCATAACTGCATTGGCTGACCCTAACGATGGAATAACTTTAACCATTGCTGCCTCATCTGATGCTAAAATAGCCAAACGCAGGATATACAGAACTACCGTAGGCGGTTCAATCTATTATTATGATGGAGAGGTTGCAGATAAAGATACCCTTACCTATTCTTCTACCATATCGGATGCAGATATATCACTTAAATCCGTTTTACATACTGATCATAATGCACCACCTTCCGCACCTGATTTAGTGGTTAAAAGGTTAAGTAGAGTAAATGTAGCGGTAGATGATAAATTATATGTATCAAAAAATTATGACAAGACTACAGGGGTTAGAAGTGTAGAATATTTCCCCTCCACTAATTATTATCCTACTGGTAATGGACAGAATATAACGGGTTTAATAGAACAATTAAATGGGTTACCATTCTTTACTGAGAATACTATCGAACGTCTGGTAGGGACGGATGAAGATAATTTTGAAAATAGTAATGCCCATCAAGAAGATGGTTGCATAGCCAAAAGGTCAGTAGTTAATTGTAAGAATTATGTAGTTTATTTAGCTTATAACGGGATATACATCTTTGATGGAGTTAGTGCCAGTGCAATAGATGTTGCCTCTGGCGGAAGACTCAATAAATATATAAGGGATAATATCTACTATACTTATGCCAATCTATCTTGTGCCACCTATTATGACAATAAATATCTACTTTGTATCCCGACAGGGACAAGTGCCGTTCCTAACGTAACCATATATTATGACTTTTCAACAGGTAGATATGGGATATATTCCTTTGCCTTCTCTTGCTTTAGTAAATGGGATAAAGGGGGAGACGGACTTTCACTTAAAGGTGGGAGTAACACAGAGGGACGAATTTATAAAGTTCTTTCAGGGTTGGACGATGATGGTTCTGCTATTACTGCCTATGATGATATAGAACCATTGGATTTTGGAAGACCTGAAGTATATAAACAATTCTATTCAATATTTATAAAAGTGAAATCTACTACTGCGACAACTCTTACCATGAATTATACCTTAGATAATGCAAGTGAAATAACTTCTCAAACAAAAACTATAACTGCAAATACCACCAAATGGTATCGAATTGGTTTAGTTTCTGGTGGTAATAGGGCAAGGGCAATTTCAATCAGACCTTATATATCAGATAAATATGCCTTTGAGATACATGGATTAGCGATTTGTTATGATGACGAGGCGTGGGCCGAGGAGAAGGAATAATGATTTTAAGAGATAAAATTGGAAAATTTATAAAAGGAACACATACGGAAACAGAATTTAAAAAAGGTATATACCCAAAAAACCCATTTAAAAAAGGACAAGCATCTTGGATAAAAGGTAAACATCATTCAGAAGAATCTAAACTTAAAAATAGATTAGCACATTTAGGTAAAATTGGTTATTGGAAAGGAAAACAACTTTTAGAAGAAACAAAAAAGAAATTAAGTGAAGCTCACAAAGGTAAACAACTTTCTGAAGAACATAAATTAAAAATAAGTATAGGAAATAAAGGGAGGTTTGTATCAGAAGAAACAAGAAAAAAAATGAGCAAAAATATGATGGGGAATAAACACGGTTGGAAAGGTGGAATAAATCCTCTTGTCAGTCAAATTAGAAATAGTTTTATATACCGACAATGGCGGTCGGATATATTTACTCGTGATAACTTTACCTGTCAAAAATGTGAACAGCGGGGTGGAAGTTTGCACGCACATCACATAAAAAGTCTTTCTTCTATTTTACAGTATTATGAGATAATTAATTTAGAAGAAGCTTTAGGATGCGAAGAATTGTTTAATATAAATAATGGTGTAACTTTATGTGAAAAATGTCATAAAAAAACAGATAGTTATTTCAATTATAAAGGTAAAAAAAACAAAAAGAGGTTAATATGGAATTAACTCAAGAAGAATATAATAAATTAATGGAATTATTAAAAAATCAAGGGAAAACAAATCTTTTGCTCCAAAATATTGATGACACTATTTCTGGCGGACTACGTAGTGCCAACCTAAAGGAATACAGGAATACTTATGTCATAAATGCTCAAGACTCTTTAGACGCCACTTATCCTATGTATGTGCATTTTAACATTATCCCTGAAATGGTAAAGATAGTTTCTATCCAGATTTCCTTCTGGTTACTTCCATATAGGGCATATAATAGAATATTAACAGGGACTAATGGCAGTCCAACATTGGGTAGCGAAACCACTATTAACACTTATCCATTATATGGAAATAATTATGGATTCCCTTTTATAGATGATACAACCCCAACAAGTAAAACAGTTAAATATACATATCATACACATGAAGTATCTTTTGGTATATATGAAGAAACCAACTCACCGACAATAGGACTTCAGATTTCTAAAGACAATGGTAAAACTTACGGAAGTTTATTAGGAAGTTATGTTTCTGATGTAGTTAATTTAGAGATAAAAGATTATATCGTTGATGCAGGTTCTTATATTATTGAATTTACTTCTTCGGCGAGGGCAAGATTATCGGCACAAGTTACTATTAAATTAGACATTAAAGCAAGGTAATTAATTATTAATTCCTTGTTCAATTATATTATTGTAATAATCGTAGACAATATAAGATGACCAGATATAACCAAAAAAATAATACATCCCTTGACCATTAAGTTTTACAATATTAAAGAAATTATCATAATTTATAGGAAAATAATATTGATTATCAGAGAAATTATATAAACCATTTTCTTTATAAATTGCTAAATAATGATTAATTGCACAATTTTTGTAATGTATTTTAATTAAAAAGGTTTCATAACCATGATAATTAGAAATAAACATAGAAAAATTGGCAAAATCATCACAATCACCTTTTTTGATTATATATAATTGATAAGGAGTTAAAATATTTAAAAGATGTAATTCGTAAATAAAATTATCTTTCATATAATTGCCTATTTTTTCAGGAGTATCCAGTTCCTGAATCAAGGCAAGAAATTCGGTATCATCAGGTAGGGTAAAATTAGACAAATGATAGATACCACAACCTGATAAAAATATAGTTAATATAATAAAAAGGACTAATAATTTTTTCATAATCTTAAAATATCATAGAATTTATAATATGTCAAACAAGAAATTTAAGGAGATGATTTAATATGGCAACAAAGTCATGGTTTACAAATATATTGGATACAACTCTTAATCCAGCACCTGGATTTCAGTGGGGTACTGAAGAAACTGGTTCTCCAATGGATTATGCCACATTTAAAACAAAATATCAAAATGGGTATGGACTTACTACTTCAACTAAATTAACCGATGCCTACAGTAAGTATAAATTAACTGGAGTATTGCCAGTTGCTATAGGAACGACGGTTACACCAGCAACAGCAGCAGCAACGACAGCAGCAACGACTACTACGACTACTACTGCACCTACTACACCTACTACTACAACACCAACGACTACCACTCCAAGTGTTGAGGAACAGATGGCGTTAATGCCTCAAGCACCTACACCTGTAGCACCTGCATTAGCACCTATGCCTGCAGTTACACCTGCGCCTATAGTTGAAGCACCTACCGTTCCAGTGATGCCGGCAATTACACCAGCTCCTACCATAACAGCACCAATAGTAACGCCTGCACCAGAATATAAACCAACAGCAGAAGAACAGGCGTGGTCAGGTATGTATGGCGGAGAGATAAAAAGTATTATTGAGGCAAAAGGATTAGGTATACCTCAAGAGACTCAAGATTTGATGATCCGCCAACAGACTCAAGCATTAACGGCAAGGGAAGATGAAAATTTGAGGTTGATGGCTAATGATATGGAGCGGAGAGGGATTACTAATTCGGGATTGCTTTTTTGGAATACAGAAAAGATTAAATCCGCAACTACCACCGCAATCGCTGCGAGCATAACCGATATTCAGATTAAAAGTTCATTAATGAAGATGGCGAGTTTTGAAAATGCTTTAGGACAGGCAGGACAGTTTCTTGGTTATTTACAAGAACAATCTAAAATGGTCTATACGGGTAAAATGGCTACCTGGGAAGCACAGACTCAAGCTGACCTTATACAATATCAAGCTCAAATTAGTGTTGATTTAGACCAATGGAAAATGGAAAATCAATATAATTTAGTAGGTTGGCAGGCAAATACACAGGCTTTATTTGCTGCCTGGGATAAGAATAGCACTAGTATGGTTGAAGCGTGGAAGATGGCAAATCAATTCAATATAGCCGAATGGGAAACCCAGGCTAATTATGATTTAGCAGTATTCCAGATTAAAACTCAAGCTAAAATGGCAAATTGGGCAGCTCAGGTGGATATATATAAATTGGGTATTAATCAAGCCTATGCACAAGATAATATGATTTTATCAAATCAAATAGCTACAGATTTTGCTAATAATGTAGAATATCCACATGAAATAGAAATGGCAGAAATGGAAATGGATTATAACCAACAAGCAGCAGCTTCAGAAGCACAAGGAAGTATTAGTGGGACAATAGTAACCGGAGTAGCTACTGTTGCAGCAGCTATGTTTTAGGATAAAAAATATGATAACCGATAAAGTAGATTTATTAGATATTATAGATAAATTAAAATATGTTAAAGATTGCTCTATAAGTGAACAATCATTCTATTTTTATTTATGGAATGGGATTAGAAATAAAAAAATATTTACTTATGCCAGTTATGAAAATGAACAAATGAATGGATGTCTGGTTTTATCTCTGGTAAGAGATTTAAATCCCGGTCTGATTTTATTTTTAGTATTTATATGGATTGATAAAAAATATCCTAAATTATGGATAGAATATGAAAAATTCGTAGAAAAAAAAGCCAAAGAATTAGGAGCGAATAGAATATTAATAAATACAAAAAGAAATCCTGAAGTGATTGAAAGAAAATTGAGTAAATATGGTTATAAACAGAGATATATAATTTTTGAAAAGGAAGTGAATATAAATGGCTAAATATACGGGTAGTTATGCTGGTTCTTGGGCGAAAGGATTTGCCAGTACTTTCTCTCAAGCTCCCAGTATGATATTCCAAGCTCTACAATGGAAAGAAAAAAAGAAAGAGAAAGAAAAAATTGATAAAGCAGCAGAAGAATTTAAAATAAATATAGCAAATTTTGCTACTAAAATAGATGAAACTTTTAAAGATGGTACTGTAACACAACAAGAATATTCGGATATGGTAGGTTTCGGTACTGTTCTTGGAAGTGAATATCTAAAGGAATGGGAAGATTTATATAAAAATTATACCGATATGTCTTCCCAAGAAATTGATTCTCAATTAGATACTATAAATTTTGCTTGGGATAAATGGACAACTTTAGGAATGGGAAATCCAGAATCCTTTATGGGGGTATTAGATGATATTGGAAAGAGCACTAAATATCCTAAAGTAAAGACTCAGGTTGATTATCTAAAAAATATGATCAACGGTAGAGGACAACAACAACCAGAAGGATTTAATTCACCAGAGGAACTTCTTAAGGCCCACCCGGGTGCAGACTGGGAATTTAATTCCTCTTTAAAGAAATATATTGTAAAACAAACAAAACCAGCAGAAGTTAAAGTAGCAGGTATTTCTGATTATAACAGTGCCGCTACTTATTTATCTAAATTTGTAAATTCTCCACTTGATGTTTTTAATAAAGAAAAGGCAAGTATCCAAAATAAATTTGGTATAGATGTATCTAATATTACACAGGAATCATTGAGAGAACCTGAAAAAGTCTCTACTTTAACAGCAAATCAATTCTTTAAAACTCCCGACGAAGTTATAAAGAAATCTTCAAAGGTAGAAGGATATAGAATTGATCCTACTTTAGATAAAGAGAAAGGTTGGTATGCAAATTATACTCCTGAACCAACAGGAGAAAAACCTAATCCTAATAGTTATTTATTTGGTAAGAAAGATTTATATGGAAATGTTCAAAGTATGGGAATAATACCTTATGCGACACAATTAAATATTAGTTCTGGTATTCCATTAACTGAAGAACAGAAGAAAGAGATTATAAATAATCATAATATACAAAAATCCTTACTTGATGAAGATAGTCTAAAACAGGTTGAATTAATTTTAAAACAACTTGAGATTAATTTAGAGGAAACTGTGCCAGTAACTCCAGTAACACCCGTAACTCCAGTAACACCTGGACCTGGTCCAATTCAAAAAGGAGTAAATTGGATTAAAGGTCTTTATAATCAACAGAAAGGTTATCCAGTTAATAATATGCAAGGTTCAGAAATTAATCAGGGAATACCAACACCGACAATGTCCACAGAACAAAAAGGAGCCTTAATATCTTCTTTATCTAAAGAAGAATTATTTAAACAAATGAAAGGTCTTGACCCTTCTGACCCAATGTATAAATTGCTTTACGAAGAAGCTAAAAAAAGAGGTTATATAACAGAATGATACTTGATTGGAGTATATTTAAAAAACCAGAAGAAGAAAAAAAATTAGATTGGAGTGTCTTTAAACCACCAGAAGAAAAGAAAGAAACTTTAGATTGGAGTTCTCTTAAACCACCAGAAGTTATGGCTGGTGTAGGTGTAGGTGCTGGTATTGGTGCAAAAGCAAAAATAGGTATTATGGGAACTAATCTTATACCTGCAAAAATATCTACTTATACTCCCGTTAAAGAAACTTTATGGGGTAAGATTAAAAAACCATTTGAGGCAAAACCAGAAACGCAAGTGGCTAAAGCACAGGTTAGTTATAATATTTCTCAAAAGACAGGTATTCCTATTACTGAAATTAATCAAAATCTTGATAAATATAGTAAAGCATTAGGAATAAGAGGAATACCTACTTCCGAAGAATATTTATCGGCTATGTTTACTTTTCCCGTTGCCGCTGCTTTAATTGCTAATCCTATAACTACTGGTATTGGAGTGGCTAAATTTATGGCTTTAACCGAAGCTGAAAATTTTGTTATTTCTAAAGTTAAAAATACAGGTTATAAATTTGGTGCAGGTAAAGGATTTAAAGAACTTTTACCAGAAGAAACTAATCAATTAACTAAAGATGCTGTAGATATAATAGACTTTTTAGGTAAAGGTTATCTTATTGCTAAAACTGATAAGAACATAATGAAGATGTGGAATAAATTTACTAAAGACCTTACCACAGAATATAAATTACCTGAAAATATGTATCTTAGTGCTGATAAGATAAGAAATTTACACGGAACATTAAATACAGAAGAATATACTCAATTTGAAAAAGATATTTATGCAAATTTAGGTAATAAAGCAGATATTGCCAGAAAAGCATTTAAAGAGGGCGGAGTAGATATTGAAATCCCTGCTTCTAAAATAGAAACTTTTGCTGATAAACCCTGGTTTGCTAAATTAAAAGAAGCATTTGGCGTTAAACCATTTTCAAATACTATTATAAATTATGCAGGGGAAGTTAAACCCGTTACAGGACTTATTGAAGGTAAGGTTGGTATTCCTGAAGTATCAAAAGTAGAACCTATCGTTGAACCCACTCCAAAGACTGCTATCCCCAAAGAACTTGAACCGTTGGCAGAGGAAGCAAGGAAGTATGAGAGTGTAGAGGAATTTAGAAATGCACTATATCCATCTGGTGGGGCACTTGATGTTTCAAATAGGGATACGCAAAGGTGGGGAAGATTAATTTTATCTCAAATTGAAGGTGAAGAATCTCCAACAATAAAGGATTTTATTAGAGAATATGATTTTGAATGGAAAGGTATTTTTAAAGATATAGGTAAAAATCCTCCAGATATTTCAAAAGGTAAAATAACCGTTTGGAGAGCAGCTCCTAAAGATGTAAAAATAGAAGCAGGGGATTGGGTGGCTCTTACTAAAGAATATGCTGAAGTGCATTTAGGGGTTTTAGGTAGAGAACAATTATATAAGCAAGAAGTAAATATTGATGATGTTGTATGGGCAGGAACAGCAGCCGAAGAGTGGTTTTATGCTCCTAAAGAAGTAAGAGAAATCGTTAAAGGTTTCTATGGACATAAAAAAATAAATGACTTCTACAACCAAGCCGTTGGTCTAAAGGCAGAAGGCAAGGCAGAAGCGACTATACCAATTACCGAGAAAACTGCGGGAGTTGGGGAAGTTAAACCTGAAAAACTTATTACCCCAGTAGGAACAGTTTCGGGCGAAAAAGGGTCATTATTTATTCCTTCTATGGCAGAAGTGCAAAATATAGGAACTAAAATGGCAGGAGTGGTAAGTATAGAAGCTCCCTTTATAAAATCAGGGGCTAAAGAAACCGGATTTCAGGTAAAGAACTATTATAATAATATTGGAGTAGCACACGGACAAGGTCTAGATGAAATAAATAAGTTAAATAAATTTAATTTTAAAACACCTGTTGCAATAGAAAGTGGTTTTAAAATATCTAAAGACCTTGATTATACAGATATTACCTATATAAGCGAAAATCCTACTTTAATATCAAAACTTACCCCAGAAGAAAAATTAAAAGTTGCACCCGCAGATAAATCAATAAGAGATTTCTATAAAAAATGGGAAGATAAATTAAAAGAAATAGGTTGGATGGAAGAACCCTTCCCTCAAAGTTTAATTACCAGAAATAATAGAACCATAGGAAATTTAAAAGGTTCTTTAGGAACTACAAAATCTCCTGAAACAAGAACCAAAATATTAGACGAGATTAAGAATTTAACTGATATTAATGAAAGAATTAAAAATCAAAATATACAATTTGTATCAGTCCCTGCTAAATTGATTCTTGCTAAAATGGACACTAACCCAGAATTAAGAGCAAAGGTAATGTCTATTTTACCTCATTGGGGTAGAACTACCATTACAGTTAAGGATTTGGTAGATAGGGGAATTATCACCAGAAAAGAAGCGGATATTAGATATATTATCGGTGAATATTCTGATCGAATGGGAAGAAAATATGCACTGGGTCAGATATTTGAAAATGCTGAAAAGGAAGGATTGATTAAATCATCAGTAGAAAAACCAGACTGGCCAACCGCAAGAATTGTGATGAATGGTCAACGTGTTTCTATACCTCAATTAAGGGGTAAGAGATTAGACCCCTTCTTTAGTGATGTAATAGCTAAATTCTTTGGTAGGGGTCAAGTGGGATTGGGAGGTATAGCAGAAAATACACTTGGTATAGTTAAAATGATGCAATTTTATAATCCTTTATTTATGCCTATGTATGATGTATGGCAATCCGCTGCGGCTGGAGCAATAATAAATATTAAAGCACCTAAATATATTATACAAGGATTTAATGATAGTTTTAAAAAAACTGATAATTATTATACTGCAATGGAAAATGGAACTTTTTCTAAACCATTTATTATCCCTTATGATAAGTTTGAATATCAGTTTACTGAGGCAATGAAAGGAAATAAACTTGGTGTATTGGCTAAAAAAGTTGCCTTACCTACAAATTGGATTCCACTAATATATCAAGGTTCTTGGAACATTGCTTGGAAATTAGATGAAACAATAAGAATGGTTACCTTTAATTATTTAAAAGATAAAGGATATACCGATAGAGAAGCAGGTCAACAAACTGCCCTATATCAATCTGATTATGCCTCTGTCCCCCCGGCAACCAGAAAAGTATTAAACAAAATATTCTTTACTCCAACCTTTAAAATGACTATGGCTAAACTATATCTTAATATGTTAAAGGGAACTGTTAAATGTGGATTAAAAATTCCTGCTAAAATTGTTGGTGTAGATATTAAAGTAAGTAAACAAGAAAAGAATTTAGCAAGAGGTGCAGCAATTGGTTTAGGTATTATGATGGGGATAAAATTATATTTTCAGAATAAAGGATATAAAGAAGAAGAATTATTTAGAAAATATGTTAAGACCGTAGAAACTGACGAAGGCCCAAAAGAAAATGTTATTACTTTAGCTAATCCATTCAATATACCCTGGAGATATTATTATAGGGTAAAGAATGCTTTTAAACCACAAACTACTAATGTGGCTGAAAAATTAGTAGAGACCGTTAAATGGGATTTACATCCTATATGGAGAGTGTCCTCTGATGTAGTGCAAAATTATAGAAATACAGTATATAACGGTTATGATGATTCAGAAACAATTGCTTTAGATGTTGGTAAATATGTGATAGGTAAATTAATAGCAATAACCGGTAGTATCTTAGAAAGTTCCGAAACGGGAAATGTAAGTTTAGAAAATTTCAAGGCATTACAAAATGATTTAGGAAAGTTAGAGGCATATATTATTAAACCATTTATCTTTAATTATTTAAGAGAACCTAAAAATATCAGAAAAGGTTGGGCTTTAAGGAAATTACAAAATGATTTCAGGAATCAAGCACTTGATGACCCTCCTGAAAATCCGAAAGAAGCTTATATAAGATTACAAAATTACAATAAACGATTAAAGGAAATATTAACAGATTTTCAATGATTTTTAAATATAGATAAATAAGATTTATAAAGAGTATCGTTAAAATTTGGTGGAACATAATATTTTTCTTCATTAGTTTCACAAATACGATAAGATACAGAACCTGATGGGTCTGCAATATAATAGAGATTAGAATTAAATGGTTTAACAGAAATTTGTTTATTAAATCTATTCATTTTTATTATAGTTCCATCGGATAAAATTTTTGTTTGATAAGTAAAAATTGGAACGAAATAAATAAATAAAAAAATAATTAAAAATATTAATAAAATATCTTTAATTTTAACATAGGTTTTCATAATAGACCTCCTGAAGTGATAGGCGAGCCAAGCAAGGAGATGACCTACCGAAATAGACTTCGGTATTTCAAAACTCGGTCCGCCTACCCCGTTATTATGAATATCATATATCAGAAAGTTAAATAAATGTCAAATGAGGTGAGTAAAATGACCTGGAGTTCGACTTCTAAAGGATAATAATTTTAGAGATGAAAAATAAAAAGAAAGGAGAAATAAAATGTTTAAAGAAAAAAATAAAATCAGTGATTCATTTAAAATGTCAGGAATAAAGAAAGCAGAAGAAAGTTTACACATCTGTGGTAAGGTGCGACTTATAGGTCATAATAAGGATGGTAGTCTTGCCTTTGATTTTGAAGTACCTAACCTAATTACCAATGCAGGATTTGATGCTATTTGTGCTTGTATAGGGAATACCACACAACCCGATGATTTTCATTGGATGGCAATAGGAGATGGAGCAGTAGGAAATGCAACTGCAACACTATTAACCTCTGAAGACCAAAGGGTTGCTGCAACCTATGCCCATACTGCTGGAACGAAAATTTTTACCAGTTCGGGTACATTTACAACGGTAGTGGCTGCAACTGAGTATGGATGTTTCAATGTGGTTACTGCAAATACTGCAACTCTTCTTAACACTGCAGGATTTACAGCAATTACAATTGATTCATTGACCATTATAGCAACATTCACTTTAAGTTAAGGAGTAATATATGCCAACTTATATACCAGATAGTAAATTTGATACAGTTGGACAAGGATATGATGAATCAAATTATGATATAGGTTTACTTACTGATGCAATTTCTTTGAATATAATAGATATAAAAACAATATCCGGTATAAAAACAAAAGATGAGACACTCTCTATTATAGATACCAAGGCAACCTCAGGGAATTTATCAAAAGCAGAAACACTTTCTATTATTGACACTTGGGTTATATTTATTAACTTTTCCGAAACCTTAAATATCATAGATTCTAAGGTAACATCAACAACTCAAGCAAAAGCCGAAACCTTAGGTATCATAGATTCTAAAGAAACATCTGGGTCATTAACTTTTAGCGAATTATTACAATTAATTGATACTTGTAGAACTAATATGTTTTGGATAAGAACTTCTAAGGGGACTAGTGGATGGACAGAAAAGACTAAAGGGACTAGTGAATTGACAGAAACTTCTAAAGGAACTAGTTTATTAACAGAAAAGAATAAAGGAACTAGTGCATGGACAGAAACTTCTAAAGGAACTAGTTTATTAACAGAAACAGAAATAGAAAAAATTTAAGGAGATGATATAAATGGCAAAAACACAAGCAAATTTTCCCACAAGTTTAGATGTTTTAAATACTGATAGAGAGGCTGGTCAGGTTATAACCAGTGCGAGTTATGATGTCATTGAAGATGCAATAACTGAAATAGAAGCGTGGTTGGGGATAGTTAAAACTGGTAGTGGAGCGATAGTGTGTACAACTGCTCCAACAATAACCACTATCAACTTAACAGGTGGTCAAATTGCCTTCCCTGCGACTGCTGCTCCAAGTGCAGATGCAAATACATTAGACGATTACGAAGAAGGAACGTGGACACCAGTAATATCTTTCGGTGGAGGGACAACGGGGATAACTTATGATACAAACACAGGATACTATACGAAGATAGGCAATGTAGTAACTATAAGTGCATTTATAAATATGACCTCGAAAGGTTCATCTACAGGAGACGCAATAATTGGGGGTCTTCCATTCACAGTAGTAAACAATACTGCTGGTCTTACCGCAGTAGCATTGGTTTTTGGCGCTATAACTTATACAGGTCAATATCAGGGATATACCGAAGTAAATACAAAAACAATAATACTTAAAGAAATTACAGAGGCAGGGGTTCAGTCAACTTTAACAAATGCAGACTTTGCAAATAATAGTGCTATTCTACTCAATTGCACATATAGAATAGAATAAAGGAGATGATGATATGGCTGAACGAATAACTAACGCAGTTTTATATGAAATGATAAAGAGTGTTAAAGAAGATACTACAGAAATTAAAGGTAATGATAAGGCACAATGGAAACAGATTAATAAGAATGCTCAAAATATAGCGGGTATGAAAGGTGCGAGTGGAGTCATTGCGGTATTAGTAACGGCAATAATGAACGCCTTTATTCTTTTCTTTTTTAAGGTGCAAAAATGAATTGGATAGACCGTTTTCATCTAATAAGAAGATTACTATTAGGTATATTTACCTATTTTTTTCTATTAATTACATATAGATTATTTTGTGATGGGGTAGCACTAGACGCTTTTAAGGTAAGTGCTTATGGAATTTTTGCTGGTTTAGAAACGTTATTCATTCGATTCTATCTTAATAGTAGGGATTTAGAAGATAAGATTAATAAATAATAAGGAGAAATATTATGTCTTGTTATGATTGGGATTGGACAATGCATATAAAGAGGAAAGAAGACAAAATTACGAAAGAACAAGCAATACAATTTATGGAAAGTTTACCA